ATAATACTGGTGCTGGAAACAACAGTGGTGGTAGTGAATTCTGATGGAACTCGATGAAGCAATCGCTCAGATGAACGAAAATCCAACTTATAATATGAATCTGTTGTTGAGTGTTTTGTCTCCATCAACGATCGTTCCTGAGTTGGATAAATACTATGTGTTCGTTTATAAAGCCAAGACACCAAACATTCAGTATGATCAGCACCCATTCATAGTTTGTACGGGTGTGTATCAGTGGGGTTTCAGTGGATATAATTTTCACTGGAATCTACCAAGAAGATATTCTTGGGGTGAGGTTCTCAGTAACCTTTATGAAGTTGAAAATGATGAACTCAACCAAGTTGAGAATGCACCCATTGCGTTATTCAAGAGCTCATGACACTAAGATACCCAAAAGATTTGAATGGAAATGCCACAGACTATGTCATTTTTCAGGCACATGAGTACAGAACTAACCAGTCTTATGCTGGTCAACAGAACGCTGGTGGTGCTGACGGACCTTCTGTAGGACCTCCTATTATCATTTACATGCCAAACTCAACTCCGGCAATGTCAAATGAAAACTCATGGGGAATGAAGAGTTTTGAGGGCCCTTTGGGTAAGGCAATAATTGGAATTCAGAGTGTGGCCGCTAAAGGCATTATGGATTTTGGTAATGGTGATCCACAATCAACTATCGACGCTGCTAAGAAGCAGTTTGAGTCAATGAAATCTGAGGGTGGACAAATTGGCAAGCATGCAGTGATGAATCTGATGGGTGGAATGACTGGCACTGAGCCAAGTGCAATTATGGCAATTCAGAGAGGTCAGATTTATAACCCAAACATTGAACTCCTTTATCAAGGTCCATCAATGAGAACTTTTAGAATGGAGTTCAACATGATTCCTAAAGACGCTCAGGAAGCTACCATTATTAATCAAATCATTTTGGAGTTTAAGAAGTGGAGTTCACCAAAACCAAATGGTGGTATGTTTGATGTTCCAAAGGTTTGGTCCGTCAAATACATGCATGGCACTGGAGAAAATCCAAACATGAATGAATTTAAGAGGGCAGCTCTGTTAGGAATCACAGTTCAAGCGAATGCTTCTTCTAACATGCACCAAACCTTTAATGATGGCATGCCAATTGTGACTTCTTTAGGATTATCCTTTCAAGAAGTCGACATCATCACGCGTGATGATCATGTAAGTTCTAAGAGTAATCAAGGATTCTAATGTCTTTCCCTAAGTATTTTCAACAATTTCCGAATCTTCAATACACAATTAGAGCAAATCATGCTGGAGTTGAGGATCGCATTGCAATCAAAGATTATTTTCACTTGATGAAAATAAGAGAGGATATCTTTGCGGAAGATATCTTTTATACCTCTTATGTTATCAAGAATGGTCAGCGACCTGATCAGATTTCTTATGAGGTGTATGGTGATGAGCAGTATTATTGGGTGATTCTACAAGTCAATGGGATTGTGAATTATTATGATGAGTGGCCACTAAGTCAATTAGAGTTAGATGAGTATATTCTGAAGAAGTATGGGAGCGATTCTAAATCAGGGCAAGTGCACCACTATGAAACTGTGGAGACATTTGACAGTGAAGATAACTTAGTGTTGCCAGGTGGATTGGTTGTCTCTTCCGACTTTGTTTATACCTATCCAACCACACCAGGTGCTACTACAAGTCTTACAAGTTTCCCAGTCGAGAAAACAAACAGACAGTATGAAATTGATTTGAATGAATCGAAGGCAGAGATTGTAATTCTAAACCCAAGATACATTTATGATTGGGAAAGGGAGGTTAAGAAGTATGCTAATAACCTCCCCGATGATGTTCAGAGTGAGATTGACATCTCAGAGGTCTTCTAAGTTAGGAAGACGAAGTTGATTGTCTGCTCGTTGACTGCATTCGACTTGAAGTCGACCACCACGAACAGGCCATTCAGAGACTCGACAGGAGAGAGTTTCTCCTTCGAGCTCGACGTCAACGTCAGCACCTCTAACGGTGACAACTGCGTTACCTCTGACTGCTGTTTTAGGTCCCCAGAATGACTCCTGGGCCATCTCAGAAGCGATTGCTGCTGAGGAGGCAAGAGCCATCACTGACACTAAAGATGTAAGAATAACTTTCATCAGTCTTCATCAGCTAGACGCTTGAAGTAATCCAATACATCATCATCGTCTGATGCAACTTCTTCAGTGACCTCTTCTTTCTTCTGGAATACAGGTTTCTCAGATACAACATCCTCCACAGTTGGGGCGGGAGCTGGTGCCTCTACTGGAGCGGATCTGCGACCAAGAACTTTATCCAGACGTTCCTTCAGTTGATCGTAGGATTTGAACTTATCAGGAGCAACAAGTTCCTGAAGTGCAAACTGTTTATTCCAAACCTTTTCCAACTCTTCATCATCCAAGTCTTCCAGAGTGGCTGGAGACAGGAATTCAGATGAGTCGTAGTTAGGATAACCAGCAACTTTCTTACTCCGGAGCTTGAAATCTGCTCCTTGCCAGAAATCGAACGGGTTGATGCCCGCACGGTCTTCCAGTTCGTCTCCATTCACTGTATCCATAATCATGTCAAAAATCTTTTTGCCATAACGGAACAGGAACACCTTACCCTCATTCTCGGGGTTGGCTGGATCCTTCACTACGTAGATGTTGGAGTAATAAGAAAGCTTGCGCTTCTGCTTACGAACTTGCTCTTTCAGTGACTCATCACCACTGTTCCACAGTTCGCGGTTGTATTCACCCAGTGGGTCGTCCTTACCGATGGTGGTCAGGGAGTTCTCAATAAACCAACCCCCTGGGCCTTGGAAGGCGTGACTGTACATTTTCACGAAAGGCATATCCTCACCTTCAGATGCTGGAAGGAAACGAATCACAGCAAAACCGTTACCGGCTTTATCTGTTTGGAGTTTCCAGAACCTCTCATCGACGGTTCCGACTTTCGTGCTATCTTCAAGTTGCTTTTGGAGCTTGGAGAAGATGGACTTGTTTTCCTTTTTTAGATTGCTAAATGACATTCGATTGTTAGGATTCGGTGGATTTGCCGCAGTTTAGAGTCGTGCCAGGGACTGGTTTATTATATCAAATCATTGGGTCAAAAGGATAGTCCTCACCTTCCATATATTCACCCTGAAGTTGCTCTAACACCTCTTTGATTTCTTCCTTCATGGCAGTGAAGAATACATCACAGGGCTCATTTTGCTTTCTTCCAGTTGCAAGAGTGACCTTTTCAATTCCCATTCTGTACTCTTGATCTTGAGGGTTTTCAGAATATTTGAGTCTGGTATAGATGACGTGTTGTTTATCTGTGAGGGCATAAAGTGTGTGGTAGTACTCAATGCTGATTTCCCTGTCATCACTTAACATCATCGCTGGAGTGAGCTTGTTGATGGTTTCTTGGAGAAAAACCATTTCTTCAATCTCTTTGTTTATGAAATCGTTTCTCATAGGAATTTCTCCTTAAGTGTTTTTTTATATTTAGATGATGGTATGGAAAGGAAGGGTTTGTATTTTTTGATTTTGAAGGATAGGTTTTCCCATAAAGGATCATGGAGATCTTTATTCCATCTTCCAATATATTTTAGCACAATATCCAGAATAATTAAAGATTCTGTACTTATTTTATTTTTGATGTGGAGTTTGAGAAGGGGTGGATGCCCGAACTCAGTGGAAAATAATTGATTGAAATCCACATCGTTCTTCAACATAAAGTTGTGAATATTATCAATGTCCTGTTCGAAGAGATATGTCATACTCTGCTGTCTTTTCGTCCATTCTAACCATCTTTCTTTTCCAGAGTGCTTGATATCACCAATCCATACCTTTGATGGATTGTCGGCAAAGATAAATGATGCCAACATAAAGTCAACAACTTCTTTCTTATTCAGTTTTCTTGCGAGAGTTTCAAAGAAATAAAAGTCGTTGCGTTGTTGATATGTTTCTTCTTTCGCATTTGCCTTTCCATCATATTGAAAGAAATCAAACTTATCTTGAGTGAAATGTAGCTTCATCGCCAGATAAGTTCTGTAAACGTCAAAGCCATGTAGAACCATCAGAGTGGTAGTTTCCCTTTTGAAGTTTTCTTGAGATAGTTAAGTTCCATCGCTTCACATTTTATCTTTTCTTTCAAGGGTTTGCCAACCAACTTTCCCACGCTTTCAAGATCAATATTGTTATCTTCGCAGTACATTACGATGGCATCAATGTAGTTGACGCCACTAGACAGGACAATTTTTTCAATGTCCTCAGCAAATTTCTGTTTGCTTATAAATTTTTTATTAATTGCCTCATCAATATCTTTAGGATTTGGCATTGAATTGAATAAATCGATTAGCATAGTCACGAAGAGTCATTAGGTATTTCATAATGTTGCGACGCTCAACAATTTGAACGTCTCCATTTTCCCCAACCAGAAAAACAACCAGTTTCTTCGGAACCACACCGGTCCTTTCAGAGAACATTGCCCAGTAAGCTGAGAGTTGCACAAAGTAATCTTCTAACCACTCTTCAGGTTTGGACTTTTCTGAGGTTTTGAAGTCCACGATAGCGAGTTCACCATCCACTTCACAAATAAGGTCAACGGTTCCAGCGAGACAAAGTTTGTCAGATGACATGTTTGTTTCTTGCTGGTAGATGGCATCTATTCGAGTGTCAAGATAGAATTTAGATGACTTGAACATTAATTGTATCAGAGGATCTTTATATTCGCTAAGTGATTCATAATCGCCATTCTGTAGATAAACCTCCCACACCTTATGGAGTTTAGTGCCTCTGGTGGTTGCGTGTTTTGTTTTTCTGTTTGCCTCTTCTTCTCCAACTTTTGCTCGCCATTCGGCAAACTTTTCCTTTGTAATAAAGGAAATGATGGTGGTGACCGATGGATACGACGCACCACTCTCGGTTTCATAATAACGTTTTCCTTCGACGAGATGTCTTGGTAAATCCTGAAACAACTCTCGGTATTCTTCACATTGTGTAAACATCAAAGTTTAGCGGCATTTTTAGCAAGAAGATAATTTCTAACCAAACCGGATCGACAGATGTCGTCGATACCCATTTCAATCATTTCGAAATCATCTGGCATCAGCTCCAAAATTCTCATGAAGTCGTGAATACCATTCTTCTCGTTGCTGTTTCTGAGGTCTGACTGCATTGCGTCTCCACAGAAAATGATGCGAGAGTTTTCACCCACACGAGTGATAATGGAATCGAGTTCGTGAAAATTCAGGTTCTGAACTTCATCAATTAGTATAACAGAATTGTCCAGTGTAATTCCACGAAGGAAGGATGTACTCCAGAACTTGATGGAACCCTGAGCCTTTAGTCCACCATAAAGAATGTCAAACTCCTCATCGGACGCCATTTCGAACATGTATTTCACCATGTTCTTATATGGAATCTGATAGATGTCTGCTTTATCCTCATAGGTTCCTGGAAGGAAACCAATCTCTCTGGTTGCCACAAGGGACCTGACCAGATAAACGGTGTCGTAGTTGGGAGTGGACTTCAGACAGTCATACAGGGCCTTGTAGAGGGCACAGAAGGTCTTTCCTGTCCCAGCTGACCCATAGACGAAGAGGTGTTTCCCTTCAT